GGAAAACCGGCAGCAACTTCGCTCTCCAAAGAGAGATCAGAGAGATAAGAAAGTTGCATGGGAGTGCGGAACAATTTCGGGAGATCCGAATACTAAACGTGTAGTGCAAAGAGCACTAGAATCTATTTCAGGGGATCCAACAACTAAGAAAGTAGTTAATAGGGCCTTAGAATCACTTGAAACATCAGTAGAAACAGAAGTAAATCCAATAGCTAGAATGGTATGGTTTTTGATGAAAACAAAAGCATCTGCATTTGGGTGTGGGTTTGTTAGATTATTCTGTTGGGAAAGCTTGATTAAACCTCAATTAGAAAGTCGGCTATTGTATAACATTCATGGTAAAGATCTGACATTAGATGAGATCATTAGAGAAATAAATACAGGTCAAATGGATCCATGGGATAGTTCACTTGCCAAATACCTTCCATCAGGGAAACCATATGTTGCCTTCGTTAATTATTTTATGTATATTTCAACAGCAATTATTGAAGAAATGATATATAGAAGTGATGAGAAAGCTATGTTCGGATTCTTTGAATTTTTCCTTAAGGTCTCTTCAAGACCAGATAGCTGGAGTATTTATTTGCCAGCTATGTTAATGCATTTGGTAACATATGGATTGAGTTTCCCCCTAAGGGTGCTCATTCATACAGTTTTTAATATCTTTACTGTATATCAACATAGAAAAGGAGTAGAGAATCGGGAAACTATCATGAATGCAATGCAAGTAGTAACACAGGATCAACAGGCTAATTTGGCAGATCTAAGAGCTTCACTCGGGGTGGGAACACTTGAAAATGCAACACCAGCTAATACACAGATTCAGGCAACAGAAGAAGGTTCTATTTCAGGGACATCTGGAGATTCAAATATGACACAATTAATTCAAGATCAGACAATAGTTTCAGATAAGATGATAGTGACGGGGCGAATAACGACAGAGAAAAATGACTTGGGTAAAACTCTTCAACGGCGAGTATTGATAGGAAGATATAAATTGTATGACGGACTACCACAGGGACAAATTATGTATACAGACGTTTTTCCGAAAGCCATGATTGCCGCTTCTGATTTCCAGCAAGATAGATTGCAATACTACCGATATGTCAGAGGAAGTATCAAATTCACCGTCATGGTGAATGCGACAAAGTTTGACATAGGACAGCTCTATCTTCTCTGGATTCCGAACGGCGCGTTAGATATCTCAGGAACGTTTGATAAATATAATTTTAAAAGCCTAAGAGCCATTACGTCAGCAGTAGGGGTGCCACTTAAAATCGGACCAGGAACGGTCGGGGAATTGAAAGTACCATGTCTTATCCCTTTTAAGGGTTATGACACTCATGCGGATCAATATTCCTTCGGCAGCTTTAAGGTAGCGATTCTTAATCCACTGGTATCGAAATCAGCGAATCCAATAACATTCACCATCTTTGCAGAATGGTGTGAGGACGTTCAGGTAGAAGTAGCAATGCCAAAATCAGCGACCACGAGGCATCTTCCCGTATCACCAAGGGATTATGCTCCAGGGATAGAACCAGGCACATTGCTAGAATCGATTGCTGCCGTTGCGGGGGTTGTCGGACCAGTGGCAGTAGCCATTGCCTCAGGCATTCCTCTCATCGGCACGATAGCAGGATCAATTTCCAAGATGTTAAAATATTTTGGTTGGGCCAAGCCCCTGAACGTGGAAGTTGTTCGGCACTACGCACAGTTGCCCTCGAAAGAGGTTAACCATGCGCGGGGTTTGGACGGCTCTATCGTTTTGGGATTGGACAACCAAAATTGTAGTGACATTCATGGAAAATATTGTTACAGACCAGTGGACGAGATGACATTTCCTTATTTAATGAGACAGAGGGTTTTACACGAAGTGATAGAATGGTCATATTCATCTCCAGAAATTTTAACAGTCATTCAATCTAGACCATGGGACCCAATTATAACAACGGACGCAACAGATATAGAAACAGCAGACATAGATTATATAGGATTTATAGCAAATTGTTTTGATTTGTGGACAGGGGAAATTGAATATCAGGTTGAGATACTGAACACCATTGCCCAATCTGGGCGGATCCGTGTAGGAATATTTCCACCAATGACTGACGCAGACGCTAAAGCGTTGACCATTGACGATTTCGATAACGTACCTAATGAAGTTTTGGATGTGCAAACAAATCAAACAACCTTTACCTTTAATGCACCGTTCCTCGTGCCATCAGCATGGGCTAACGTTAGCACACCAGGGAGTACAATAGTTATCGCAGTCTTAAATGATCTCAATTGTCAGGAGGGCACGCCAGACACAGCATATGTTAATGTATGGAGGAGAGGCACTAACTCACTACAATTTACCTCACCTTCAATGCAATCAGCATTTGTTCCACAATGGCGTGATGGAATAACACCACCAGCACGGAGTGATCAAGATCTAGAAAATTGGGAAGTAGAAAGTAATTCATCAGATAATAGCGGAATACAAAATCAGGAAATTTTTATAGGGAGTGATGGGGAGATAGATTCATGTGAGGAAGACTCAACAAGCAGCTTTGAAGATTATTATGTTCCAAAAACTCTAACTCTTCAAGGGAAACTCAAAGCAGCAGAAGATGCTCTCATTTCATACCCTTCAGGGAAATTCCAATACTTTGTGGAGGAGGAGGACTCCAAATCATTCCACCAATTTAAGGTCACGGATGACGTGCTCGACGCCAACGTCGATACATTCAAATCGGTCAAAGATCTCATTAACAGAGTGGGACTTGTCACAGAAAGTAAGACCGGGAAGAAATTCGTATCTCAGACGAATGTCAACCTTTTTGGCAACCTTCAAGATTCATCAGATCAAACAGATGAATACCAACCAAATTCTGAGAAACCAACAATGCTTGAATACTTTTCCAGATTGTTCGCCTACTGTAGGGGTTCAATTAATGTGAAGGTATTTGGGCATGACACAACACAGGGGGTAGTATATTCCAGTATTAGAAACAACGCTTTACCTAGCAGTACACAACCAGAGGTAGCAGACTTCTTTAAATCATATTCAGCAAACACAGCAGACATTTACAGATTTCTTAGGTTCAGCTCTATACATCCTCTCCAGATTAACCCTATCTGCGAGATTAATATACCACAATTCTCACATACACCTATGAGAGCTGTTCAATACACAGGGAACGTAGACACGAGAATTCCATTAGGACCCGGATTTTCAAATACAACAGAAGCGCGGGTTCTTGAACTCGACGTTCTTGATTCCACACAGTACAACGTGATGTGGGGGGCCGGAGACGATTTCCAATTTTGTGCACCATATGGTGTTCCAAGGTTGGCGCGTGTTGTAAGGGCGGGGGTGATTCCTCAACTGACCTAAATTTAGGTAAGTTGTTAAGATCGTAGTTTCTCCTCCACCGGGGGAGTTTTATACGATCTTAATTCAGTTAAAAGATCAACTGTTTTAACTGCACAGTGTGTATATCTCTATAAGAGGGGTATAGTTTCATTTATCGATTGATAAGCCACGCTATTACTGTAAATGAACCTAACTCGGTCCTTCAGACCATATACGCAGG